ATGGCAGTAATCTGTGATGCCAAATCTAATTTATATGGAGAATAAATCCGATGGCAACTGCTACGACTTTAACAGCGTGGGACAATGCCTTGAAATCTTATTACCGTAATGCGGAAGTTGAGAAGTTAGTTTACGACTCACATCCGTTCATGGAACTCGTCCCTAAAGACGAGAAGTTTCGAGGTGTCAGCGCTCCAATACCCGTGTATTACACACGGCCTCAAGGCCGATCTGCTACGTTTGCAACAGCACAGTCTGCTGCATCCGCAAGTAAGATAGGCGAATTCTTATTAACCCGAAAAGCAAACTATGGAGTAGCCACAATTAGTGGTGAAGCCGTGGCAGCTTCAGAGGGTGATAGGTATAGTTTCCTAAATGCAATGACCACCGAAATTGATGGTGTCATGCGCAGCGTAGGAGATTCAATCTCAAGAAACCTGTTCCGTGATGGTTCGGGTGCAATCGGTAAAGTGAACAATAGTTCCTTTGGCGTGACCACTCTGGATTTAGTTACAGATATGGACAGTCTGAACTTTGAAGTGGGAATGGTTCTGCAAGTTGCAGCTGCCAAAACCGGTGGTTCAGTACGTTCAGGAACATTAACTGTTGCTTCAATAAATCGTGGCGCAGCAACAAACCAAATTACCACTACTGCAAATCTGTCAGGTGGTATTGGTGCAATTGCGCAGAACGACTTTATTTATCAGTCGGGCGATTATGATGGTGCATTAACCGGCCTAGAAGGTTGGCTACCAGCAACAGCACCTGGAGCAACTGCATTCTTTGGTCAGGACCGTACTGACGATATAACCAGGTTATCTGGTCAGCGGTATGATGGTTCGAGTGGAACTATTCTGGAAGCACTCATTGAAGGGAGTGCGCTTGCAGCTCGTAAATAAGCCTTTGCGACTTTATACAGAAATGTATATCGAAAAATCCTTTGAATTGCTGGGAAAGCAGGTAAATGCCAATCAGCAGCGAAGCCTTGAAAAAGGAACGTTCAACGACTATCTCGAAAGAGAGTACACTCAAGCGAGTGGAAGCGGAGGAAACCCTGGAAGGGGTTGTGATATAGTCTAATCTTACGAGTCGAATCGTAAGCAGTATCTATAAGATACGGTTTGGAAAATAGCGAGTCCAAGCGAATTTTAACGGAAGGCGGAAGACCAGATACCATGTTCTGCAGTTTTGCTGATTTTGTCAGCATCGAAAAGGCCATGAATGCCCAGGTACAGAGGGATGTTAAAGCATCTGATTCTGTTTCCGGTTATCGGAGTTTGGAATTTTTCGCACCTCATGGTGTAGTAAAGATAGTTCCAGACAAAGATTGTCCTGGAGGTACAGCTTACATGCTTCAGATGAATACCCTGTCGCTTATGAGTATCGGATCTTGCGTACAGCTCACAGAGTTGGACGGAAACCGTGTGCTTCGTCAAAGTGCAGATGATGGCATTGAGGTGCGTGTTCACTCGTACTCTCAGTTGGCGTGTACTGCTCCTGGCAAAAATTGTGTCGTAACCTTACCATAATCGAAAGGGGACAACATGGCAGAAAAAATATTCTTTGATGTGCAAGCACTTAATCCGCATGTCAAGATCATTGCCGGTACGTTTAAGCCGAATGGCACGAGCGCAATCGACAATTCAGTCAACAAAGGGGCAGGTTGGACCGTTTCAAGATCTGCAGTCGGGAAATATATTATCACTTTAGATGATAAATATCCTGGGCTGCTATCTGGTCAGGTCAGTTTGCAGCATAACGGAGCAGGGGACAAGAAGGTCCACTGGGGGTCTATAGACGTGTCTTCAGCTAAAACACTGGAGATATGGGCTATAACAACCGCAAGTGCTGCAGATTTAGCTGCCCATGCAGATAACCATGTTCATTTTTGTTTAATTTTGCGTAACACCGATATGACAAAATAGGAGGTATATATGATGTCAGGAGGTAAAGATGCAGCCATGATTATTTTGGGTAAGGGTAAAGGTAAAAGGCACTCTGAACCAGATGATATGATGGATGATGATGAATATGAAGATGAAGAAATGGAGGAGTATTCCGATGAACAATTCGAGATGGCAGACGAATTGATTTCCGCTGTAAATGGTGGAGATCCTGAAGCTGTCCTGGATGCAATTCACGGAATATACAACAGTTATTAGGGTAGAGTATGACTGATATTGTAAGTTTATCGGAGCTGCGCCTATTATCGCAGCAACGCGCAGACATGGAGAATAGCCAATTCATCACAGCAGATGAGTGGCGAAGGATGATTAATCGAAGTTATGCTGAGCTGTACGACTTAATTGTCACATCAGCAAACAGCGAGGATTACTTCTTAACATCTGGAACAATTAACCTGGTCAGTGGCACAACAACTTATGATCTTCCAACAGATTTCTACAAATCTCGTGGAGTGGACCTTAATACCGGTGGTAGTAAGGTTCCTCTGCGCAGATACAATTTCAGTGAGCGCAATGTAGGTGGTTTATATTCAACTGCAACCGATATGTGCTATCACATCCAATCAAATTCAATAGTTTTTAATCCAGAACCAAGCAGCAGTGACACTGTTACAATTTACTACATTCCATCACCCGCCAAATTTCTTGAATACACAACAACAGCAATTGGGCGCGGTGCTACTACACAATGGACCATTGGAACTCATTCACTGCAGGTGGGTGATTTACTAGATGGTGTGGACTTCCTGGCTGCAGATTATAACGTATTACAAACGGTAACTGCAATTGGTGCAGCAACTGTAAATACAGATCTTAATTCTGCAGGTCTTGCAGATCCAACAGTCTTTGGATCAATAGAATCCAGGTACGATTTCTACTCAGGATGGGACGAATATTTAATTGTTGCATGTGCAATATCTGCACTCATAAAAGAGGAAGCAGATGTGTCTGCACTTTTCGCAGTAAAGCAGCAGATCCAGGACCGCATCATTGCAGTCTCAGAGATGAGGGATCTTGGAGAACCAACAACAGTAACTGATGTGAGTAATTACAATTCACTCTGGCTTACAGCAACTGCATGAGCCGAATTTCATTTACTCAGCTGTCAACCGGATCGCCAGCAACTGACCAGGTACAGGGTTATATTGCAACGGCCCTGCATCCATTATTTCAGCTGCCCTTTGCAAGTGGCAACCGTGTCCAGGACCAGGAAATTACAACTGCAGATACAATTGTAGATCATGGACTTGAGCAAGCACCAGAGGGGTGGATTATTTTAAAGCAGAATGCAGCACAAGTGATATATGAATCAGCAACAGTAAATGACTTTCCAGGAACAACAGTAATCCTCAAGGCAGGAGGAACTGTAACTTGCGATTTATTCTTTTTCTAAAAAAATACTATGGCAACAGCAGGAACTAATATAACAGCACTGGCAAAACCGGCAGTTGGAACAACTACTGGACCTCAGTGGGCAACTGATTTAAACACCAGTATTGATGCAGTCGATGGTCACGATCACTCAACTAATAAAGGCATAAGAATAACACCAGCTGCAGTTAATATTAATGCAGATTTAGAATTCAACGACAACTCTGCAACTGAGCTGAAAAATATTATATTTTCTACAGTTACTGCTGCAACAACTTCATACTCAGTGTACCAGGCAAGTGGGAATTTATACTGGAGAAATGGCGCAGGCACTGCAGTCCAAATTACCACTGGATCTGCAGTTAATCCTGGTGCAGGTTCAATCTCAGGAATGACGGGAACTGATGCAGGAGTGACTTATGCAGATGGGTCCAAGACATTCAACTTCTTTACAGATGCAGGTAATGGTGACTATGGTAAAATGGCCCATGCAGACCTGCTGCTGTTCAAATATACCAATGATAATTCTACTGATACAGATTATGTAACTATTGCTGCAAACTCAGGGGTAAGTGGCAGCAGCGGAACCATATATGTACCATCAGAAAACGGCACATTCCTCACTACTGCAACCAGTTTTGCGGGTGCAATTAACATTGCAACCAGTAATTCAAACAATCCTATCAATCTTAAACCTAATGGAACTGGTCATGTTGTAATTGGAAATGCCGG